TCATTGATAACACGATCTTCGGTCAAATAGAATATTCTACTGGGTACGTGTTAGAGTGTAAGCAGGCTAGAATTGGTTTAATAGACAAAATCCCGCACGGGCCCACTGATGAAGCTTATTCGGATCCAGATGCTATAGAAAAAGTCTTTGTCCAACAACGCGGTTTTGCTCACAATAGACAAGGTCCAACTGGAGATGAAAGGGCTTTAATAAAACAGGGAAAATTAGATCTGCCTATATCTAACGAACCTGCGGAAGTCTCCCCTCGTGGTGCTGCTCCCGGTGTTGGATCTTCTTTTTATGCCGATGAAGGAGACGACTGGTAATGTCTACTCGTAAAACTTCCGGTCCAGCCGCAAACCCCAAATATTCTTCTGAAAGCGATTTTCAAATTCCGTCTTGTACGGTAGAAGATGTCGATAGAGCTGTTTTTAACTTATTCGAAAAAGATATTGGCATGTTTTATATTCAGCAAAATGATACCTTAAAAATTCCAGTTATTTTTGCTACTGGTGAAAGGTTTGCGGTTCTAAGAAGAAAACAACCCTTAAGAGACAAGGCTGGTGCTTTAATACTTCCACTTATATCAATCATGAGGACTGGAGTAGAACAAAATCTTCCTCGGGGCGCTGGAACCAACCAGGTTGGTGATATAACGATTAAGAAAAAATTAAGTCCCGAAGATTCATCTTATCAGAGAATTATAAATAAAGAGAGATTAGAATATCAAGATGATAGAGCTACTAAATCTCACTCTTTAACTCAAATGGCTGGACCTGGAGCAAATAAGGGTATGGGGACTACTCCAGGCACAGTTGCTACTCGAAACCCGGAAGTAGAAAAAACTCTAGCTTTTAGTGAAGGCAGATTAATAAGCGATAAATTAGGTAATAACATTTACGAAATTTATACGATACCTGCTCCAAAATATTTTAATGCAACTTATGAAATAACATTTTGGGCTCAATATACCCAGCAAATGAATCATATGATAACAGCTGTCATGGCTTCTTATCACAGCCAGGGCCAAAGAACTTTTAGAATAGAAAGCGATAAAGGCTATTATTTCGTTGCTTATGTGGCCTCTTCTTTTTCATCTGGAAATAATTTTGATGATTTTACCGACAGCGAACGAATAATTAGATATTCTTTTAATTTAGACGTTACTGGCTACATAGTAAATCCGAAATATCCAGGCAGCAATTCTACCGTTAGAAAATATATTTCTGCTCCAAAAATTAGTTTTGACATGACTCAAGTTAATTCGATGCCAAGCACGAAAGTATTCGGGGGTATCCGAAGTGGAGACCCAAATGACTATATCCTTCAAGACTTAAAAGACACTGATGACCCTGCTGTGTCTTCTATAGTGGGCGGAAAGGGGGTAGTTGATGCTGGAGACTACTATCAAGAAACGATGGTGGGCGGAGAAAATAGTGGAAGATCTCCACTTACGGTACGCAGGAAATTTTTTGATCCTGAAACCGGAAAAGAGGTTAAACAAGAATTAAAAGTTAAAATGAGAAATCAACGTAAGGGTGAAACTGTTTATAGGGAACAGATCACTCACGATTTAGGAAATTTAATAATTGAACCAAAATAGGATTAATGGAAATTAAATGAATAATTATGATAGACAGCATATACGCTTAAGGAGAAATTGCAATGGCTGAACAGACCTTTAGATCTCCAGGATTTTTCGAGCAAGAAATAGACTTAGCTTCGAGAGAGCAAGTTCCTGTAGGCACACCAGCCGGAATTATAGGCACCGCCATAAAAGGACCCGCTTTTGTTCCTGTTACAATAGGATCTTTTGCAGATTTTGAAACTAAATTTGGAAATGTAGACCCCGAAAGATTCGGGCCCTATGCCGTAAAAGAGTATCTTAATTACAAAGATGCAGTAACTTATATGCGGGTTTTGGGCGCGGGTTCAAACGATACAGACGCTGAAATTCAAAATACCATTGATTATGGTATTGTGTCTAAAGCAGGCTTAGCTTTATCTAGAAGCTTAGGCGGTAATGACCTAGACAATGGAGCAATGCAGTTTATTGTAGCTAAACACTACGTTTCTGCAGCTGTAGAGTCAATTGGATTCCCGGTTTTTAGTGATAACGCCTCATTCCCATCCGTGGGTAGTTCTAACGAAGTATATCTTACTCGTGGAATCATCATGACAACTACTGCCTCAAGGGCGATGTGCATTGATTGGAACTTAGCACTTACAGACGCGAGAGTCAACGCTACAACATTCTCTGCAAGAAAAGCAGACTATACTGGAAATATAGCTAATAATACTTTTAAATTAGTAATTTCTTCAAGTACAGCTGCTGCATTCTCAAAAGATGACGGTTTAGTTGGAATAAGAGTTTTTAGTGCTTCACTAGATCCTTCTAATGAAAACTATATTGCTAAAGTACTCAATACAGATCCCGATAAATTCGAAACTATGCAACATCTTCTTTATATTGATTATGCTGTAGAAAATGAATTAGCTCCAGTTTCAAACGCTGCAGATGCTATTGCTATTATATCTGGCTCTTCTAACAATAATACTATTGGAGTTAACAACGATAACGAAGAGTGGAAAACAAGTTTCGGAAGATTTGATACTCGATATCAAGAGCCAAAAACACCATCCATTATCTCACAACCGTTTGCTGGTGCCGAATATGATCTATTCCATTTTGAAACATTGTCAGATGGTGCATATTCTAACGATAAAATAAAAGTTTCAATCGCTCAGCTACGGGCCTCTACTGATCCCAACTATCAGTTTGGTACATTCGAAGTCCAAGTCCGTAAATTTAGCGATACAGATATTCTTAAACAAGTTTTGGAAACTTATCCAGACTGTAATTTAGACCCCAAGAGCGACAGGTATATCGCTAAGCAAATTGGTGATAAGAAAGTTAAATTTAACTTTGATGCTTCTGATCCTGATGAGCGTCGTCTTCTTATAACTGGAAAATATCCCAACGTTTCTAACTACATTAGAGTTCAGATGAATGCTGCTGTAGAAAACGAGGATGTGCCTGATGATTGTTTACCATTCGGTTTCCGGGGCCCAAGAGTCCTTAAGACGAATGATTCTCTTACTGATGGGAAGACAGGCCTTTCTATAGCTGGAACTACCTATGGAGATACCCGCGCCACTAACCGCCGAATGGCTTCTAGCGTTGGAACTGGTACTAAAATGGCTATTTCTGGAGCTATCGTTCCACCTTTACCATATCGATTTAAGGTAACTCGTGGAGCTATTTCTTCTGATACTAGCCCCGCATATCTTGGAGAGGTTGGAAGCCAGGAAAGAGTAGATAGTCGCCTTTATTGGGGAGTTAAGTTTGAACGATGCCCCCTTGCAGCTAATGTTACTAGCCCAGTTTTAAACAGTAATGTTTCTACTCTTCAGAATCGTTTAATTTCAGCTTATACTAGGTTCCAAGGAATTGAGAAATTAGACAGCTTACTTACTGGTTCCGGTAAAGATGCTTTCAATAACAATAAGTTTACTCTTGCAAGAGTTGCGCTTTATAACACAGAAACAAATCTTTCCACTCTTACAGGGTCTGCAAAAGAGCACATGCTAGAATCAGTTTACTTGAGAAATGGACAGTGGGATGAGAAAGTTTATACCATGGGTGATACTATTCGTTCGGGCAGAATAACTCTTGCTACAGTTTTCCACTCAAGTTCAGTTAAGTTCAACCGGTTCCAGGAATATTGTAAGTTTACTACAATTTTCCAGGGAGGCTTTGATGGAGTTAACTTCTTAGATAAAGATAATCGCCTCCTATTAGACAGAGCGGCTTCTACCGATCTTGGAGGAAAAGCTGCAGATGACTTTACTGGTGGGTTAGGCCTTCCAGGAACTCAAAACGGCACTATGTCTGGAAAGGGTATTCAAAATAACATCATCTTCTCTTACCGCACCGCGGTTGAGATTATGACAGACCCGATGACTGTTAATACTAACTTGTTTACAATACCTGGTATTCGTGATCAATTTATTACTGATTTTGGTGCTGATAGAACTCGAGATTATTCGATGCAGATGTTCGTTATGGATATGCAGCAGTATGATGAAAGCGGAAACAGGCTTTTTGACAACGACACTAATAAAAAGAGAGACGTAAGATATACAGCTGAAGAGTTTGAATCTCGGAGAATGAACAACAATTATGTTGCAACATATTTCCCCGATGTTTATCTTAAAGATGATCTTAATAAGAAAAATGTATTGGTACCATCTTCAGTAGCAGCAATGAGCGCACTAGCTTATAGTGATAGCGTTTCATATCCATGGTTTGCCCCCGCAGGGTTCAATCGTGGAGCGCTTGAAGGTGTGGTAAATACCGCAGTTCGACTCTCTTCTGGAGATAGAGACACTCTTTATGATGCAAGAATTAATCCAATTGCTAACTTCCCTAATGGCGGTTTTGTAATCTTTGGTCAGAAGACCTTACAGCTTACTAAATCTGCTTTGGATAGAGTCAATGTAAGAAGGTTAATGCTCGAAATTAAGAGGCTTATTGTTCAAGTTGCAGATAAACTTCTTTTCGAGCCCAACACTCCAGCAACAAGAGAGAAATTCGTCGGCCAGGTTGCACCGATATTAGCGTTGGTTCAATCACAAGCTGGAATTGAAAAATTCGCAGTCGTCATGGACGACACCAATAATACGGCACAAGATGTAGAAGAAAATAAATTGAATGGTAGAATTGTTGTAGTGCCCACTAGAGCAATCGAATTCATTGCGATTGATTTTATTATTGCTAACAGTGGCGTAAGTTTCGAGTAATGAATAAATAATTGTAAGTGACAAATTTTAGGAGCATAAAATACAATGGCAGAACTAACATTTAAAAGTCCGGGAGTTAGCACTCGAGAGATTGATCTCTCAGGACCAGGTTCAACAGGCCCTTCAGGCATTCCTGCTGGAATTATCGGCACAGCCAATCAAGGTCCAGCGTTTGTTCCTGTAGTGGTAGCTACTTATACTGATTTCGTAGCTAGATTCGGCGCCTCTGATGGTGAAAAATTCGGCCCTTTGGCAATAAACGAATGGATGAAAAATGCCCAAGCAGGCCTTTATTTGAGGGTGCTGGGCATTGGAGACGGTAAAAAACGACTAGCCGCTAACGGAACGGATGCAAGAGGATTAGCTATCCCCGCCGGCGGAGTAAAGAATGCTGGTTTCGTTGTCGGGTCTCGTGAAGTACAGAGAGACGGTTCTTTGGGGACTGCAGGAAGCGCTAATCCATACGCTGGAGCTGGCGGTATTCCAGGAAGAACACACTTTCTGGGTGCCTTTATGTCTGAATCAGCTGGAAGTACTTTTCTCAGTGCACCAGGAATTCAACCCAACGCTGAATCTCGCCCAATCCTACAGGGAGTTCTTTTAGCACCTTCAGGAGTTATTCTTTCGCTTTCTGGAAACTATCAGTCAGCAACTTCAGCAAGCATTAAGGCTATTGGTAATTATGCAGCGGGTGGTGACGGAGGCGCTATGGTCGGTTCAGTTAACATTTCTAGCACAGCTGATTATACCTTCGTAATGCTTTTGAATGGTCATACAGATACATCTGCATACCCAAGCGTTATTACTGCTTCTTTCTCTCCAAAGAGCCCAAATTGGTTCCCAACAGTACTTAACACAGATCCAACTAATACAGAGAAGGCTGGTCACTGCCTTTATTCTTACTATCGGATCGAACCCGAACAGGCTGTAATTACTGGTTCTGGAATCACGCTTTCTGCTTCTTTTGATGGAACGAGCAGGCAAGAGTGCGGATTTATACTAACATCCTCGATTGATAGAAACGCAAACCATCTTTCGATCCCTAACTTTGCTAACTTTAGCGACAGGTTCCGAACAGCTTGGTCTCCGTGGATGATATCGCAAAAATTCGGTGGCAAAAATAAAAATCTTTTTAGAATCTATCTTTTAGATGACGGTAAAGTTCCTTCTAACACAGTTAAGGTTGGCATTCAAAATATTAAGAAGTCTAATGTTGATGATGATTATGGAACTTTTGATCTAGTAGTTAGAAAGAAAGAAGATTCAGATATGCAGCCAGAAGTTATAGAGTCATTTAGAGGATTAAGCTTAGATCCTTACTCTGATGATTACATCGCAAGAAGAATTGGAGATCAAAATCTTTACTTTGATTTTGATAAAAACACCGCTAATCAAAAATTAGTTCTAGAAGGTACTCATCCAAACAAATCGGTTTATATTCGCGTTAAAATGGATACCGAAGTAGATAATGCAATTACTGAAAAGACTGCACTTCCGGTGGGTTTCCGAGGACCTTATCACTTAGTTACTTCAGGTTCTGGAATTATGTCAACTCCCCAGTATCCCAATGCGAGCTGGAAAGATTCTGAACCAGCTGGTGGAGTTATAACCTCAGGATCAGCATTTGGTCACTTGCTCACCGAACCGCCAATTCCTTATAGAGATAACCTTGCAGATGGAACCGATCCCAAAAAGACAGCTAATAGCGCTTACTTCTGGGGAATTCAGTTTACTGTAAATAATAGTCTTACTGAACCAAACTCAAATGTTCAATATAACTCTGGCATTACCGCATTTTCCACTTACTTCCCGCGTTTTGCAGACAGCTATCAAAATGCATGGGTTGGAGATAATAATGGTACTGCTGACGTGAGTGGGACGGTTTTAGATTCCGATAAGTTCAATAACAACTTATTCTCTCTAGAGAAAGTTCAAGTTCTTACTAAATCAGCCTCAGATGTTGTGGATCCTCGACAGTGGCAAGCTGCTGTTTATAGAAGAAACGGAGTACTTTCAGGAGCTCTTAAAGATAGAGCTGGTTCTTGGCATGCTGGTAGATTCTTAGACGTATCAAAAGACTTTGGAGACGTAGCATCTCGTAGATTCTTTAAATTCACGTGCTTTGTTCAAGGCGGTTTTGATGGAGCAAACATCTTTAACGAAGATAAATCTAAGTTCTTGGATGCAGCTGCAAAAAGAGAAATGGACGAAGTAGCCCAAGGAACAGTAGAAGGTCCTACCGTTTCAGCCTATATTAAGGCGATCGACATCTTGGCTGAAAAATCAGACGTAGATCTTCAACTGCTTGCAATTCCTGGATTAAGAGAAACTAAGATTACTGATCATGCTATTGATAAAACTGAAGAAAGATTCGATGCTATGTATATCATGGATATCGAAGAAAGGGATGAATTAAATAACGTTGTTACCTCTTCGGTAGAATCTGTCGGAGTTAATAACACTGTATCCGATCTAAAGGGTCGTAATTTAGACTCTTCGTTTGCTGCAGCTTACTTCCCAGATGTTATCATGACTGATCCAGCAACTCAGACTAATTTAAGAGTTCCACCATCAGTTGCGGTGATTGGTGCTCTATCGTTAAATGATAAAGTTGCTTATCCATGGTTCGCGCCTGCTGGATTTACTCGAGGAGCTTTGAAATCAGTTCTTGAAACTCAAGTTAAGCTGAATAGAGCTAATCTAGACGCACTTTACGATGCAGATATCAACCCACTTACTGCATTCCCAACAGCTCAAGGCGTTGTGGTATTCGGTCAGAAAACACTGTTAGCAGCTTCTTCTGCGCTCGATAGAGTTAACGTAAGAAGGTTGTTAATCGATATTAGAAGAAAAGTTCGCGCAGTTGCTAATAACTTCTTGTTCGAGCCAAACAGAGAAAGTACATTGGCTAAATTCTCTTCGCAGGTTAATCCAATTCTTTCCAGAATTCAGCAGCAGCAAGGATTAGATAGATATAAGGTCATTATTGATACTTCTACTACTACCCAGGCTGATGTTGAGAACAATACGGTAAGAGGAAAAATATTCCTTCAGCCAACACGTTCGGTCGAATTTATCTCGCTCGATTTCGTGGTCACCAACAGTGGTGCAGAAATTTAATCAAAACAATTTTGAGCATAATAATTACTTTATGAATTAAGGAGAAATTTACAATGGCCGAAACGCTATCAGTAACCGACATGCTTCCCAATAAGTTTGAACCCAAAAGAAAATTTCGGTGGGTATTTGCTATAGAGGGAATTGATGCTTTTCTTATGAAGACTGCGGCTAGACCCAGTGTCACCATAGGAGAAACAGAAATACAATATATGAATTCCAGAAGATACCTTGCTGGAAAATCAAGCTTTGAAGCTATTACCGTGACACTTCACGACCCCATTGCACCTTCCGGTGCTCAACAGGTAATGGAATGGGTGCGCACGCATTCAGAAACAGTGTCTGGAAGAGCTGGATATGCTGATTTCTATAAAAGAGACTGCCAGATTAAAATGTTAGATCCGGTTGGAACTGTTGTAGAATTATGGGATATGAAAGGATGCTTTTTAACTAATGCAAACTTTAATGATCTCTCTTATGAAGACGAAGCTCCAGTAGAGATTTCTCTTACTGTTCGTTTTGATAACTGCGTATTACAGTACTGATTATATAATTTAGATAATTTCTGTTTTTTCTTAAATTTGGGCGCTTTTGCGCCCATTTTTGTTTACATCGTAGAAATTAAAATAAGAATTATTTTATTGACTAATTACGAGGTAACCCGTGTCAGATAAAGAAAGATCAGAAAGAAATACAGTTTTTACAGGTGGTAATTCACCAACGCCCCGCGGGATGAGTGCATCAAATGTGATGAAAGATGATTTTGGGTTTGAAATTCCAGTAGAAACAGTCCCACTTCCATCCAATGGAATTACTTACCCAGTAGATTCTCCTATGCACGGAAGAGAAACTCTCCAGATTAGAGCTATGACTGCTAGAGAAGAAGATATTTTAACTTCTAAGGCATTGATCAAGAAAGGCACTGTTATAACTCATTTGCTAAAATCATGTATAGTCGAAGACGGCGTAAATCCAGATGAATTACTTTCTGGCGATCGCAATGCTGTTATGACTGCTTTAAGAATTACGGGGTATGGAACAGGATATCACGTAGAGGTAGATTGTCCAGCTTGCGGAGAAAGAAGCAAGCAAGAATTTAATTTAGCTGAACTTCCTATTAAAAGATTAGAACTTAATCCTGTAGCTCCCGGAGTTAATTTATTCGAAACTGACTTACCGGTAACTAAGAAGAAAGTACGGTTTAAGTTTTTAACTGGAAATGACGAAACTGAAATAAGCAAGCTTCAAGAAAGAAAGAAAAAGCAAGGTCAACTTAATGATAATTTAGTCACTACTCGCCTCCAGTTTTCTTTAACTGCAGTGGACGGAGTTAGTGATCGAAATAAATTAGGGTTTTTTATTAGAAATATGCCAGCAAGAGATTCTCTACACATAAGAAAATTTATTGACAAGAATGAGCCTGGTATTGATATGAAATCTTGGATGGACTGTCCTTCGTGCCTCGAGCATTCGGAGGTGCGCCTTCCAATGGGCGCAAGCTTTTTTTGGCCTGACACCGAGTGATAAAGAAGTATATTTAGAACATACTTTTTTGCTCATGTATTATATGGGATTCTCTTATGTAGAATGTTATAATATACCGGTTTGGCAGCGCATTTGGTTTATCAAAAGAATCAACGAGGAAATGAAAAGAGCGAATGGCCAGTCTAAGTCCCCAGAAAATAATACTGCAGAAGCCAGAGCGATGATGGGCCGAGCAAGGCAGCAAGTACCCGCTAAACTTAGAAGATTCACGTAGTCACGTAACGTAATATTTAATGTTTAGAGGAGAATTTCATGAAATTTAATAAAGAAGTTTTAGGCGCTTCAGCAGCTTATATTTTGGGTTTAAAGCCAATGCTCGAAGTAAAGGGTACTAAGAAAGAAATTGAAGCTTATAAGAATGTTTTAGAGTCTTCTAAATCTCTCTATGAATCTTTGAATTCTACACATTCTTCATTAGAGACAGTAGATTGTAAGCTCAAGGAAAAAAAGTCTGCCGCTAGGCACTTTAAGGCTACTACAGGTAACGTCTGGCCCTTCTGAATATTCTTTACAAAATCTTATATATGAATACTTAATCTTATATAAAGATTACAACAGAGGTTATCTGTGGCATCCGGCGACTCGAAAGATCTACAAACTCAATCCGACTTACAGTCTGCTATTAATAATTCTATTAAAGAGCGCGCTGGACTTTTGAGTGCTGTGACTGAGCAGTTAGGCCAACAGCTGCAAATGCAAAGAGAGCTGTGCGCTGCAATGGACTGCAAGTCAATAGAGGATTCTACAGCTAGAGTAGGAGATCTAAATGCAGCCCTACGAGAAAATAGACAGAATATAGATGATTCTTCATCTTCGACTGAGCAATTAAATAGCGAGTTAAAGAAAACAAAAAAGATTGGTGCTAAAGCAAAGGGCGCCCTAGTTGGTGCTTTTGTTGGGTTTAAAAATGCCATAGGTTCAGCCTTTGGTGCATTTAAATCTCTTATGGGCGGCATAATGAGCCTGCCTGGAAGCATTATGCGGATAGGCGGAGCTATCTTGGGCGCTTGGGGTTCTATGACTTCTGGCCTTATGGACATGGCTCAATCTGGCGGCGGTGGCGGAAAACCCATTCTAGACTCTTTAGAAAAAGTTAGAGCCTCAATGGGGGATCTTGCTGGTCCCGCATCTCAAGGAGTTATAAAAGGCTGGAAGAACATGAAGAGTGCCGGCGGCGAGTTAGCTGCTGGTGGTGCTAGCCTGACCAAGATATTCGGCCGAGGAAGAGCCGGGCTAGCAGCTCAGCTAGATTTCATGAGAGAAAGCGCTGAAGCCCTCGGCCCTGTTTTTCATACGATGACAGACCAAATTGGAAACGCGGCTGGTGCTTTAGTAAGAATTAGAAAGGGTCTAGGTTTATCGGACGATGCTCTTCAAAATATGGCTCGGTCTGCTAAAGCTAATGGTGAAACACTTAAAGATGCGCTAGATGAAACCGCAAGATCAACTGCATATCTTTCTAAGCGTTTCGGGTTAAGTGCTAAAGCTATAGGTAAGAACCTTAGCGAAATCCAAGGGGATATGGCTACCTTCGGTGAATATACTAGAGCTGAAATGGCTGGTGTAGCAGCTGCAATGGTTAAAGTTGGAATGGAAATGAAGGACTTGCAGGGTATCACTGGCAAGACCGATGATTTCGAGTCTGCAGCAAATGCAGTTGCTGGGCTGTCAGAAGCTTTTGGTATGCAGCTTGATACTATGGAGCTAATGACTGCAGATCCAGCCAAGAAAGCCGAGATGATGCGAGATGCTTTCCATCAAGCTGGAAAATCATTTGAAGACATGAGCCGCCAAGAAAAAGCTAGATTAGCTGACCTTTCTGGAATGTCTCAAGACGCTCTTCAGGGCTTCTTAGATCCTTCTAACGCTGGAATGCAGTTTGATGACTTTACTGATGCAGCTAAAGACGGAGCTGACGGAGCTATATCTCAAGCTGAAGCCAACAAGATACTTACAAAATCTATTGAAAAGCTTAATGAAACCATGGGCGGCTTAAGCGGCAAAAAAGGTTTCTTGGGTCTTTTCTTAGACGGCGTTAAAAAAGGAATTTCTACGTCTCCAGAGTTTCGTGATTTAATGCACGACATTCGTGAGGCTATGAGGGTTGTTTACCAAGCTGGTAAAGAAGTCGGCAGAATGCTTATGGAGCTTTTCAGCCCAACCGGTCCCCTATATCCGGTTATGAAGATATTTAAAGATTACTTTAGTCCAGCCAAATGGATGAAACGGATGGTAGGAGTAAAGCAGGCTTTTCGTAATTTTGTCGATATGATGAAAAGAGATCCCAGCGCTGCATTAGCTGGCCTCTTAAAAGATTTAAGAAAGGTTTTCCTCGACGGCGGCGGCGGTGAATTTGCACAAACCATCAAAGAGGGTTTAGTTAAAGGCATCGACGTAATTGGTTCGATGATCCTCGGGGCTATTCCTACCTTGTTAGGGTGGATTAGAGACGGAATGATGGCGTTGCTCTCTCTGCTGAAGGGAGAAACTTCATTTTCCACTGCATTCTTTGATGATGTAGCGTTTCCTATGGTAATGGAAGCTTGGGGTGATTTAGTTAAACAGGCAGGCCCAATTCTAAGAGAGATGGGCGACGCTATTATGGAAATGCTCAACATGTTTTGGGCTAAATATGGCGATAAAATTAAAAACTTCTTTGGCGGAATTTTAACAGCGCTTTTCGTTGCAGCAATTATTAAAGCTGCTGCCGCGGCTGCAGTCGGCGCCGCGGTTGGGTGGGCTGTTAAAGAGCTCATGAATAAGATGAAGTCCGCCGGCGGCGGTTTGTCTGGAGACGATGCTCCCGGCGGCGGCGGTGGCGGCGGCGGTGGTGCTGAAGAATCAATGGCAGAAAAATTGAAAGGTGTAGTCGAAGCCTTAAAACAAATCACCATGAAAGATATAGGGAAAGCCATTCTTATTGCAGGCGCATTAGTTCTCTTTATATATGGTGCATTAATGTTAATGACACTTGCTTTCAAACAGGCTGCTGATATAGTCAAAGATTTGGGACCCGAGGATGTTTTGAAAACGGCGGGTGTCTGGATAACTATAGCTGGCTCGATGCTTGCTGTCGGTTTAGCTATAATGTTGACGAAAGACATGGACTGGAAAGATATGGCAAAGGCCGTCGGAGTAATGCTCGGCACCATTTTGGTTTTGGGTTTGCTGGGGGTTCTTTTGGGGACTTTGATTTCGAGTATGCCAGATATGGACATTGGTAAAGTCGTGGCGTGGGGAACAGTGATGGCTGTTGGAATTGCATCCGCAGGCATCGCGATGTGGGCGGCCGCAAAAGTTGCTGATATGGGCATATCCTGGGGAGACTTAATTAAAGGTCTTATTGTAATGGGTGTTGTAATGCTCGCGCTTGGTGGTATAGGCTGGATTTTAGTAAAAATGCTTAAAGATTCTGCTTCTCCAGCTCAAATGACTGCTATTGGTGTATTAATGATGGCGTTGGCTGTTATGTTTGGGGTAATTGCTCTTGCTATACCAGCAGCCGCTATGTTAGGGATGATGCTTGCAGCATCACCGTGGGGAGCTGCTGGAGTTGCGATAATTATTCTAGGGTTCGTGGCTTTAGGCATGCTAGCTATAGCTATGGTTGAGAGTTTAGTGCCGACAATTGCAACCTTGGGAGAAATAGCTAGAAAGATCCCTAATGTAGACGCTTTTAAAGCGGTGACTGATGCTATAGTTGGTATTTTGACAGCAATCGGTAAGATGATGGGGTCTGTGGCTAAACTTGGTCGTGCTCTTATGCCTGGACCGTTTAAACAAAGTGGAGAAAAATTTAGTGACTCTATGGATTCCATGGGCGACTTCATAGACAAGTTAATCAAAGGTAATATAAAACCCATAATCAAAGATATGATTGATTTGGCTAAAGATGCAGAAATAAAAGAAGAGGGAGTGGCAGCAGTCCAAGCTATTGGTAGTATGTTGGGTGCACTTGCTGAAATGCTGAGCGCTTTTAGCCCATCAGACGGCGCGATGCAAAGCCTGATGGAAGCGAATAACTCTTTTGCAGGAGCTGATGCTGTCGCCATCTTGGATGCAACTACTCGAAACACAAGAGCTATGGGCAAGCAAGCTAAAATGCTAGTAACGCAAGTCAAAGAAATGATTACTGGTGAAGGTGGCTTGATGGATTCTCTAAAGGGCCAAGATTTTACTAAAGTTGGGCCCATTCTTGAATCCATCGGCCCCATGTTACAGGGCGTTGCTGGAATGTTAAAATCAATGAGTCCAAGTGACGCTGCTTTCCAAGCTATAGCCGAAGCCGCTGACACCTACGGGGAAGATTCAGTAGACACCACTAATGCAATAATGGGAGGTTTACAAAGACTTCAAAAGAGTGTAAAACCTCTTATTAAAGAAATCGGTAAGCAGATGTCGGGTGTCATTAAAGCTATTGTCCCCGCAATTAGAGCGATGAAGGGTATAGATCCAGTAGTCATGGAGTCATTTGGTAAAATTATAAGTGCATTATTTAAAGCCATGGGCGGAATGATGGGAACTGCTGGACCCGCAATACAAGCTGCAATGAAAACTGGTGAAGGTAAAAAAGGAAAAGTCAACCCTAAAAAGTTTAAGGATACTTTGGGTAAAATTGGAGAGTTCATCTCTACTCTAGGCGAATCTATGGGAAAGATGATCGGACCTATAGTTTGCATGGTAGATGGAATTAGGGGAGTTGCCGAGAAAATCAAAGACCCTAAAAAATTACTAGCACAAGCTGAAGCTTTAGGTAGTTTAATCGAAATTATTGGAGATATAGCTTCTATTTTTGGTCCAAAGGGCCCGCTGTCTTCAGTGCCGCCCGTTGATAAAGACGGAGTAGCAAAGGTTGGCGCTGATTCTCCGCTAGTCTCAGCAACAAAATCAGTCCAAGGGTTGTTAGCATGCTTATTCGAGAAAGCCGATGGCGCTCCTGATGGTATTTTGAATGCTTTGATTGATTCATTTGCAAATAAAATCAAAATCAGTGATGCTGGTAAAGTAGCCGAGAATGCCAAAGTGCTAGGTGAAGTTATGGATTCTATATCTAAAATCTCAGGTGTAGTTTCAGCGATTGCAGCGATGGACACAATGACAGACGAGGCAGGGACAATCAATAAAGGTCAATTAAAAATAATGTTCGCTACTTTTGCGGCAACCTTTGGTCCTGAAGATAAATACCCAGGTGTCTCAGTTATCCCAGACATTAATGATATTATCGCAGGTTTTAATACAATTAGCGGAAAAATTCCAAAGCTATCTTTGATTAAATCAGCAGCTGAGTTCTTAGATGTTCTAAATCCGATGGTTAACTCTCTTGCTTATATGACTGAGTTACCAGATAATGTAACTGCTAAAATTTGCAAAGTAGAAGAAAGTTTTGTAGCATTGACTGATTTCATTAATACGGCTGGAACAAATCCTGAACTAAAAGCAGCTATTGAAATAGGTAGAGCGCTTGCGGGCGAGGGTAAAGTTACAGTTCAACATGAAAATGTTAAAATTGAAATGACTGTTGACGTTACTTTGAATGCACACGATATTGTTAAGGTCTTAGTAAATGAGAAACAGTGGCTGAACGGCGGCGGTAAATGGCAGCCGTGATAGGATGCAATAAATGAGCGAAGATAAAAAAAACGATCAAAAAGAAAAAAATAATCGAATTGATGTTAAAGAGTATGTGACTTCCATGCCTGAATACGATACTTTATTAGAATCAACTTCTGACGAGAACAAAGAAGATTTCAAAAAAGCTTTAGAATATTATTCTGCTCAGTGGCAAGGCGTCGTCGACGCTTTAACAGGCGCTGCAGAAAGTAAAGAAGTTAGAGAAGGTTTTATGGAAGAATTACAAAAAAGATTCGGACAAAAAGATGCAGCAGATAATTAATATCTGTTATAGAGTTTAAAATGGCAGATATTCCTGAAAGTAAAAAAATACGCTGGTTTACCCCTAAGGGAAATGGGAACACGCAGGGTAATGCGACAGAGGGCGTAGACCTCGAAGGGCGTTCTGATCTGAGCGATCAGTCTATTAAAAAGCTTGGCCAATATCTAAGCAGCACAACTAAAAAAAATTATTATGCTGTAGATCCCCCATCGGGTCTGCCAGAAACTTATTACACCAACACTAGTCTTGGAACAAACCCTCAAACAACTCCCCAAAAAGGAGCTGAGGCATTTATAGAGGGAGCTCAGCCAAAAGCTAAGTCTTATTTTGATACTCTATCTCAAGGTGGATCTCCGAACTCCCACGGGGGTGGCACAATGGGTGATGATGCGTCGGAACTCATTAATAAAAATGACCAAACTACTGGCAACACTCTTTTGCCTGATGTGGCGGGCGATAGTTGGAATGTTACAACTGAAAACAGGTATCAAACTAAAGGAAAAGTTCGAAAAGCTATCGATGGAGTGTTAAAACACAACAGGTGGAATCCCATCCCTGGAGATTCTCTATATGTAGAAGATGGAAGTTATACTCACGGCATGTATACTAACCAAGATGACATGGGTAGGTATAATCCAAACAGCTCGAAGTTCGTGGAAATGGATGCCCTTAAGAGAGTAGCAGTCAACATGTTAATCCGTTCTGCCGGTGGAACTGGAAATTCAGAGTCGAGCACTACAGATATGATTACTGATGGAGCAGCAATTCCGGTTTCACTAGGTTTTCAACAAGTTAGCACTCTAAATCTTCGGCCTCTTGCTCAAGTAGATAACGATAAGGCGTTAAAAAATCTTAATGAGCCCGCGAAAGAGCTTGGTAACAGCGATTGGCTAGAAAATTCAGGTCAGCGCCCCAATAATAATATGTCTTGGGGACAGCTTAATACTCCATTAGTCCAGTTTGGCGGCCCACTGCCTGTTGGTATGATAGCAATAGCACAAATTGCATCTTTGGCCCTTTTGATTGCTGGAGCAGTCATTGGAATTGTTTTTGACTTACTAGCAGCGATTGGATTTGGAGTAGATAATGTCGCGTATTGGGCAATGGGAAGAAACAGGGGGGACTTGGATTACGGGGAGTTCGAAGGGCCTTCTGGGCTTATTAAAAGCTTTTTGGGATTACCTGGGCTGACAGCGACAGAATCTTATACTAAGGCTATGCTTTTTGGTCTGGCCTCATTTTTCAGCATGATACCAGATGGAGTTTCTTCGGGCTATTACACAGTTGTATCTCGTAACGCTATTAGAGATGTTCGGCAGATTGAAGAAGCCGGAAAAGCCATGGGGTCCATGGGAGCTGATCCCGTTGGAGCTATAGCTGGTATTTTCTTGATAATTGAAGCATTTACTACTTCTGCCACCTACTTGTTTATGTTGACAATGATAAAGCTCGGAGATATAGATTGCGCTTCGGGCTCTAAGTGGTTTAAAGACGGCCCTTACCCTCTGGAACCCGCAGGCGAAGCTGCGATGGCAACAGCTCCCCCCCTTCTTTCTAACCTTCAATATAAAAGTAGGCTGCAAGCTGGGGATCCAGGTCTAGCTTGGTCAAATAGTCTTCTTCCTGCTGCGATATTGCTTCCATCGTCAATGAGGCTAGTCGGAAAATCGACTTCTGGAGTCCTCAATCCACCAGCCCAAGCTTATCGAGGACAAGAAGATGCCGAGGACAAAAGTGGAGAAGGCCTTGAATTCGACGCTGATAGTACAAAACGGTATCCCAAGCTTAGAGCCCTCCCTAAGGCCCAAAACAGATTAACAAAAGCTGAGGTTCAATGGATAGAAGCACAGTTGGATTCTACTTATATGCCGTTTTATTTTCATGATTTAAGAACTAATGAGATTGTATCTTTTCATGCATTTGTGGAATCTATAACCGATGAATGGTCTCCGTCGTGGAATAGCGTTGGCGGTTTCGGTAGGATGGATAACGTTCAAATTTATAAGCAGACAACTCGTTCCATGGGGATAACTTTTACCATAGCGTCATTAAACGAAAAAGACTTTGATGAAATGTATGTAAGGATTAACAAGTTGGTTTCTATGATTTACCCGCAATGGTCAGCTGGAATGATAAGACGTCTGGCAGAACCGGGCTCTGGCCAGCCAGACCGTTTTATACAGCCGTTTTCTCAAATTCCTACAGCCTCTCCAGTTATTCGCCTTCGGCTAGGAGATCTTTTTAGATCAAACTACACCCCGCAAGGTATGCGCCGAGTTTTTGGTGATGGTGACGACGATTTATTTGGGTTTCCCGACGCGGACATTAAAGATACTACTAACAAATTAAAAGCTGAGACTGCAGCCGCATATGATGCTCTCCAAAAAGAACAGTTTGGTGAAGGCAAGATACCCCAAGCAAATCCTGTCAAGCTCGTTGATGCTATCGCTGCTAACGCAAAAATTGCCGGCGGTCTTCCAGCTGGGGTATCTGCTCCTTGTCCACCCTGGTTATACTATATTACCTCCCCAGGTCCAGAGGGGGGTTATGAAAGAGTCCTAGAAAAAGCTCCCGGAGTTTTTAAAGTAGCTAGAACAATGGGTATCGGAGGAAAGAAAAAATGGACCGACGCGAAAGCGGGACAAGTTATGGCAGTGGTAGGATATAATGTCCCTATCAAAATTAGCATAGGAGGGGCAACTCCCAGCATTAGAAAATCAAGGAAGATGGAGGAGCAGCAAGTCACTGTTGTCATGCAGCCAGTCAAAAGCTGGCAAAACCCTGAAGGGCTAAAGGATAAAGACGGTGATCCTGTTTTAGTTTCAGTACCCTTCAGGCATATTGAGAAAATGTCTTGGACCTCCGCTTACCATAAGCTCGCGTCCGATATCGCCGGCGGGGGTAATCCTTTTGCTGGAGAAATAAACTGGTCTGACCTTGCAGGCGCAGCCGAGCGCGAAGCCTTTTTTGATCCAGTGAATAATGCTGTCATCAGATCTTTTGAATCTGCCGGTGGTCAGGGTGTCGCAGGAGTAATAACTCAATTAGGTTTTGACTGGAATGAAGCTCCCTGGGAGATCAACGACGGATCTCGAGCTCCAATGTGGTGTAAAGTCACTCTTGGGTTTACCCCAATTCACGATATTCCACTCGGCCTAGAC